CCCGCTATACAAACTCTGCTGCCTATGCTATAATATACATAGGAGAACATCATGGCAAAGAAATATTTTTCAACAAAAACATACAAGCAAATTGGACCTGTTGCTTATCGTCAGTGGCGTGCCCAAAGTCACTGCAATCTAATTCATGGTTATGCCATGAGTTTTCACTTTGAATTTGAGTGTGATACACTTGATGCTAGAAACTGGTGCACAGACTTTGGCGGCCTAAAGCCACTCAAGGCCAGCCTTGAAGAATGGTTTGACCACACATTGCTGGTGGCACAAGATGATCCCATGCGTGAACACTTGTTGGAACTGGGCAGACTCAAATTGGCCAAGATTACAGAAGTAGAACGCACTGGTTGCGAAGGCATTGCTGACTTCTTGTACAAGTATGTAAATGGTATTTTCTTGCCCAACTGTGGCACTGAAGAGGCGGCTCGTGTTTGGTGTACCAAAGTAGAGGTACGTGAAACCGATTCAAACATGGCGGGGCGTCAAGGCCGTCGTGAAGACAATGAAGACTTATTTTAATTAAAGGAAACACTATGTTAGACAAATTATTTGGAAATTTAGATCGCAAGCTGGCATATAAAATTATGGCCTTCCATATTTTTATCATTGCTTTTAGCAATTATATTGTTCAGTTCACATTCAACGTATTCGGCCATCCTCTGGCCTGGGCAGCGTTTACATTCCCCTTGGTGGTAGTGGCAACGGATTTGACTGTTCGCATGCTGGGCAAAGAAATGGGTCGAGCAGTAATTGCCCTGGCATTTATTCCTGCTATCCTGGTCAGCATGGCTGTGGTATCCCTAAGTGGTGCACCTGATTCAGTTGCAGTTCGCATTGGTCTAGGATCAGGTTGTGCATACTTTATTGCCACAATGTTGGATGTGTATGTGTTCCAGTACTTTCGTGAACGCTATACCCAGTGGTACATTGCTCCGTTGTTGAGTTCAGTTGTGTCAACTATTATTGATACTTACACATTCTTTGGCGTGGCGTTTGCTGGTGGTGCCAATGAGTTTATGGCTGCTAACTGGCACATTGTTGCTACCAATCATATCATTACCAAGATCGCAGTAAGTCTTGCAGTTATCTTGCCAGCATACGGCGTGTTGTTGAGTTTCTTGCAAAAACGAGTGTTGCATTTAGATACTGCAAACTCCAACAATTGAGATTATTGTGAATCCAGAATTTGATATTGCAGTGTTGTTGGCCACTCGTGGCCGCACCACTAGCCTCGACCGTAGCATACGGAGCCTGGTAGAAATGGCTTCAGATATAAGCCGCGTACAACTGATGTTTGCATTTGACAACGATGATGATGTGGGATTTGCTTTCTTTGTTGATCAACTACAACCCTGGTTGGACAGTCACAACGTCACATACACTGCCATGAAGTTTGAACGCATGGGCTATGTGAATCTGCACAAGTACAACAATGCCATGGCCAAACAAACCGACTCTCGCTGGTTGGTGATCTGGAACGATGACGCTGTGATGCAAAGTGCTGGCTGGGATGACGTTATCATGAGTCATGAAGGCAAGTTCAAACTACTGAGTTTCTGCACCCACAACATGCATCCGTATAGTATCTTCCCTATTGTGCCGCGCAAGTGGTATGAATTGCTGGGTTACATCAGTCCGCACCCCACACAAGATGGTTGGGTAAGCCAACAGGCCTACATGCTGGACATCTATCTACGCATACCTGTGAATGTGTTACACGATAGATTTGACTTGACCGGCAACAACAACGATGACATTTTCAACAATCGTCCCATGTTGGAAGGCAAGCCCCTGGATCCCAACGATTTTCACAGTGTGCAAATGATCGACCTGAGACATCAAGACTGTGCCAAACTGGCAATGCACATGCGTAACACTGGAGTCAGTACTGAGTTCTTTGAAAACATTTTCAAAGGCACTCAAGATCCCTGGCAGCGTCTGGCAGAAAACGACATCAACAGTCAGATGGTGCAGTTTGATAATCCGCACCGGCATTTCAAAACAGTGTAAATACTCAATGACACACAAAATTGCCTGGGTACAGCCCAACTTTCAACAAGGGCCCAAAGAGCTCAATGCACACTACCTACCTTATTCAGCAGGTGTGATCTGGAGTTACGCCATTGCTGACCCTGAGATCCGTGACAAGTTTGAGCTTACTGAATGGGTATGGCGTAGAGACGAGGTCGAACCGATTGTGCAACGACTGGCCCAAAATGACATCGTGGCGTTCAGCACCTATGTGTGGAATCACAACTACAACTATGAACTGGCTCGACGAATCAAAGAGATCAATCCTGATGTGTTCACTGTGTTTGGTGGTCCAGAACCTGCCATTACTGATCCTGACTTGTTTCGTAAGAATCCGTTCATGGATGTGGTTATCACATTTGAAGGTGAGATAACATTCCGCAAGCTGCTGCAAGCCTACGAAAGTCGTAGCTTTGACCACATTCCCGGACTGCTGCTGAACCGGGATGGTGAAGCTGTGAACACTGGCGAAGCCAAGCGTATTGAAAGTCTTGAAGAAGTTGTTAGCCCGTATCTGGCCGGAGTATTTGATCAACTGATCGAAGACAACCCTGGCATCATGTGGCAAGGCACACTGGAGACCAGTCGCGGTTGCCCGTTTGCTTGCACATTCTGTGACTGGGGCAGTCTCACCTACAACAAGGTCAAGAAGTTTGAACTTGACCGTGTGTTTGAGGAACTGGAGTGGATGGCCCAACGCAACTTTGACTTTATCTCCATAACCGACGCCAACTTTGGCATGTTTGCCGAACGCGACAGCTTGATTGCAGACAAGATTATTGAGTGTCAAGAAAAATACGGATCGCCAAGAACATTTTCAGTGGCCTGGGCCAAGAATCAAAAGAAGGAAGTGGTTGACATTGTCAAAAAACTTCTGGATGCACGTGGCTTCAATCAAGGACTCACACTAAGTGTACAAAGTTTAGACCTTGATGTGCTGGAAAACATTCGTCGCAAGAACATGGAAATGAACAAGCTGAATGAAGTGTTTGAATTGTGTGAACAACGCAACATCCCCACATACACAGAACTAATTCTGGGCCTGCCTGGCGAAAGTCTTGAGTCCTGGAAAAAGAATTTCTGGACCTTGTTTGAAATGGGCAACCACACAGGCCTCACAGTGTTTCAGGCACAGTTGCTGGAAAATGCTGAGATGAATCTGTTGCAAAAGAAACTGTTCAAGATCACCAGCCAGCCTGTGACTGACTACTTTTCAGGCAGCTACAGCAACGAGCATGTGGAAGAAAGCATTGATATCATAACTGGCACCAAAGACATGCCATTTGAAACCATGCTGGATGCACATGTGTTTTCATGGTTTATCAACACCTTCCATATCAACGGTGTGAGCACCTTGCTGAGTCGCTTGGTATTCAAGCACAGTCGTGTGCCCTACAGTGATTTCTACGATGAACTGTTTGAGTTCATTCAACAAGATCCCTGGCTGCATCAAGAACAGCAACAGGTGCGTGAGTACTATCGTAACTGGATGACCACTGGACGTATCAATCATCCTGACATTGGCATTGAAATACACGGCTGGAATCTCATACACAGAACCATCTTGAACATGCATGTGGAACAGCAGTACAACGGTATTTTTGATCTGCTGGAACGCTTTATGGCACGATACAACTTGCCTGCAGACCTGTTGGACAGTATCATGCGATTCCAACGACGCTACCTTGTGGCCTATGACAGCATGAACACTTATCCGCAGACACTGGACCTTGACTACAACATCTGGGAATATCTAACATTTGATCATGACCTAGTGCAAGAGCCCAGTCAGTATTGTCTAGAGTTTCCTGAAGACAAGTCCATGAGCTTTCCCAAGTTCCTGGAGTTGTTTTACTTTGCACGAAGAAGAAACTTTGGCAAGACCACAGTGGATCGCGTGGGTCAGGTCAGTAATCAAGCACGTCGAGGAGACGGTGCAGCACGAGCTAAACTAGCGGCCTGATGTCAAGACTGTTTGCATTTGGCTGTAGCTTTACCAACTATCGCTGGAGCACCTGGGCAGATTGTTTAGCGCCAGAATTTGACAGTTTTGAAAACTGGGGGCAAAGTGGTGGTGGCAATCACTATATCTTTAACTCTGTAATGGAAGCAGATCAACGGCATCATTTTGGTGCCGGAGATACTGTGATAGTGTGTTGGACCAGTTTCACACGAGAAGATAGATATGCGGATGGGCGTTGGCACACGCTGGGCAACATGTTTACCTGCCCCATCTACAACACAGAATATTTAAAAACACATGTGGATGAACGAGGCTATCTCATGAGAGATCTAGCATTCATAAAAGCAACAAAAACATTGTTGGAATCACGTTTGGATCTGTCTTGGAAATTTTTATCAATGGTTGATGCTGGTACTGTTAATAATGCACAAGATGTTACTGAACTTTACCAAGATGTGATAGATTTGATTGCGCCAAGTTATTATACTGTACTATTTAAAGGCAGGTGGCCGGATCGAGCCAGTGACCCGCATCCTAGCCCTGCGGAGCATTTGGCCTATTTGGATTTAGTGTTACCAGGTTGGGTGACAAAAGAATCTACTCGTGTTATAATGCAAGAAGAAAGTATCGATCTAAATAAAGATCCCCGCAAGTCGGGAATGACAAAGGTAACAAGATTATGAAATTCAAAGTAAGCGAACTATTTTATTCAGCACAGGGCGAAGGACGCTATGTTGGCGTGCCGTCGATATTTTTGCGCATGTTTGGCTGTAATTTTACCTGTTCAGGGTTTGGATGCAAACCAGGTGAAAAGTCTACTGGTGCCGATGAGGTGGCCAAGACAGTACACATGTACAACACATTTGAGGAATTGCCCCTGGTGGCCACAGGCTGTGATAGTTATGCATCATGGCATCCAGCATTCAAACACCTGAGCCCCACATATACCGCTGATCAACTGGTGGAAAAGATGGCAGCACTACTGCCGCATGGTAACTGGCAGCAGCCCAATGGCAATCCTGTGCACCTGGTGATCACGGGTGGTGAACCGTTGCTGGGATGGCAACGTGCATATCCTGATCTACTAGACAAGTTGCACGAACTTGGCCTGCGACACATCACATTTGAAACCAACGGCACTCAAGAACTCAGCAGAGAATTTAAACAATATCTTGCTGCCTGGTTTGGAGAAATCACATTCAGTGTGAGTCCCAAACTGAGTGTGTCCGGAGAGAAATACGAAGATGCCATCAAGCCCGACATCGTCTGGGACTATGAAACATACGGTGTGACCTATCTCAAGTTTGTGGTTGAGAAAGTTGAAGATTTTGCTGAACTGGATCTTGTGACAGACGAATATCGACTGCGCGGATTCGGCGGTCCTGTATTTGTCATGCCTGTGGGTGGCACTAAGGAAGAATATGAGAGTAATTTAACTCGTGTTGCTGATATAGCACTAGCAAGGGGCTATTGGTTGAGCCCTCGATTGCATTGTTCTATTTGGGGTAATGGTTGGTCAAAATAATAAAATTAAACATGCAGGATATAATCTAATAGTAAAGTGGGGTAAATAATATGGGACTGTTTGATAAATTTTTTAAACCAACAAAACCGGTAGAAGCACCGCAAGCACCAGTGGCGCCCAAAATAAAAGTGGCGGCCAAAAGTGAAAAAGAAATTGCCACCTCAGCCGGAGAACCCTATGTGGCTATTCTCAAGATGGATATTGATCCCAACAACTTGCACCAGGGCAGTTTTGAACTGGACTGGAATGAGATCTTTGTGAGTCGACTGGTCAAGGCTGGTTACATGATCAAGCCCACGGACCAGGATGCGGACATTGTGGATCGTTGGTTCCAGACTGTGTGCCGTCATGTGGTGATGGAAACCTGGGAACAAGAACAAGCCATTATCAAGGGTGCAGGACAATACGTCAACACTCGAAACATTGGCGATGGCAGAACCGAAGTGTCATGATTTTCAATCACATCAAGCAACTCAAGACAGATGGCAAAAAAATTGGCATCACCTTTAGCACCTTCGACATGCTGCATGCAGGCCATATTGCCATGTTATCAGAAGCCAAGAATCACTGCGACTACTTGATCGCAGGACTACAAACTGATCCTACCATAGATCGTCCAGACACAAAAAATGCTCCTATTCAAAGCATTGTGGAGCGGCAGATTCAATTGGCAGCGTGTCGCTATGTAGACGAAGTAGTGGTGTATCAAACTGAACAGGATCTTGAAGATCTGTTGTTGATCCTGCCCGTGGATGTGCGCATTCTGGGTGTGGAATATCAAGGCATGGAGTTCAGCGGGCAAGATGAATGCGTAAGTCGAGGCATTGAACTGGTATTCAATGGCCGTGATCATTCATTCTCCAGCTCAAGCCTGCGGCGACGTGTGGTTGCTGCCGAGAGTCACAAGGTACTGTCACAGAAATGATCCTGTTTGCAAATGGCTGTAGTCATACTGCGGCAGCTGAGGCTGTGGTGACTCATGCCTGGGCCGAAGATGATGGCAACCTGTACCAGGCCGGACGAGGACCGCATCCGCTGAATCTAGCCGCAAGCTGGTGTACTGTGCTGGGCCAGGAGCTGGGACACCAGGTGATTTGTGCAGCACAGTCGGGTGGCAGCAATGATCGCACCATACGCACCACCAAAGACTGGATCAACCACAATCCCGACAAACTCCACGACACATTTATGGTGATACAATGGACCTCTTGGGAAAGAGAAGAGTGGTTTTATCAAGGACAAGATTATCAAGTCAATGCGTCTGGCTGGGACACTGTGCACCGGGACCTGCAGGAACGCTATAAAAATTATGTGATCAACATAACCTGGACAGAGAAAACAGCAGATGCACACCATAAGATCTGGGATATGCATTGCTATCTTGAACAACTGGGTATAAATCATTTGTTCTACAATGCCAACAGCACATTCAGTGATATTGCTCTGCTTGATCAGAAATCCTGGAACCGGCATTATATCAACCCATACAGCCTAACTGGCAGCTATGATGCTGTGCTAAGATACAACGGATTTGACTATGTGAATCCCAAAACATACCATTTTGATGCCAAGGCCCATTGCTTTTGGGCCAATTACGTGTTACAATACATTAAAGATAACCAACTACTAGGCACAAATGAAATACCTTCTGATTGACACTAGCAACATGTTCTTTCGAGCACGGCATCAGGCACACCGTGCTGCGGACTCCTGGACCAAGTTGGGTTTTGCACTATACTTGACCTTGATGAGTGCCAACAAGGTTGTGCGACGGTTCCAAGCAGATCATGTGATTTTCTGCCTAGAAGGACGTAGCTGGCGTAAAGATCACTACAAGCCCTACAAGGCCAATCGTGCTGTGGCTCGTGCTGCCATGAATGATGAACAGGCTGAAGAAGACAAGCTGTTCTGGGAAACCTATGATGAACTGACTAAATACTTGAGCAACAAGACCAATTGCAGTGTGATTCGTGAGCCCCAGGCCGAAGCGGATGACATCATTGCACGATGGATAGCCCTACACCCCCAAGACGAACACATAGTTGTCAGCTCAGATACAGATTTTGTGCAGCTGATCGCACCCAATGTCAAACAGTACAACGGTATCACTGATGAGCTGATCACGCTAGACGGCATATTTGATGTCAAAGGTCAACTGATCAAGGACAAAAAGACCAAGCTGCCCAAGACTGTGCCTGATCCTGCTTGGTTGTTGTTTGAAAAGTGCATGCGTGGCGATACCAGTGACAATGTGTTCTCGGCGTATCCTGGTGTGCGAACCAAAGGCACCAAGAACAAGGTTGGACTAGAAGAAGCATTTGGCGACATGGGCAAGAAAGGCTATGCCTGGAACAATCTCATGTTGCAACGTTGGACCGACCACAATGGTCTTGAACACAGAGTGCTGGATGATTACGAACGAAACCGTGCCTTGATTGACCTTACAGCACAGCCACAAGAGATCAAGGACTTGGTGGACGCTGCCATACGTGCTCAAGTGAGTCACAAGGACGTGGGCCAAGTGGGCAGTCACTTTTTGAGATTCTGTGGCAAGTACGAATTGGTCAAGTGCAGTGACTCAGCAGACAGCTTTGGACGCTGGCTAAATGAAACCTACAAAGGAGTATTGAATGAACAGCATAATAGCTAAACCCGTGATAGCAGACAGGTACTGGATACTTAAAAAAGACAACCGCAAGATTGGTCAAAT